CGCCAGTTTTAGAAATTAATGTTGCCGATGAGCAAATTGAAGATCTCGTAGATGATGCTGTCCAGTTTTTTCAAGAACGACATTTTGATGGTGTTTATCCTACATTTTATAAATATAAAATAACAGCAGATGACATTGCTCGCGGAAGAGCCAGAGGACTTGATGCAACTAGTAATGTTGGTATTGTAACAACAACTGTTAATACAAATATCGTAGGAACTGCAGTAACTTTCACTTACAACGAAAATAGTAATTACTTGCAAGTTCCGCCAAATATAATTGGCATCAATAAAGTTTTTAGTTTTGATAGTTCGAATACAATCACGCACAATATGTTTAGCGTGAAGTATCAGTTATTCTTAAATGATGTTTATTATTGGGGAACAACTGAACTTCTGAGTTACGCTATGGTTAAAACATATTTGGAAGATTTAGATTTTCTTTTAAATACTCAGAAACAAATTCGTTTCAACAAAAGACAAGATAGGTTGTATCTAGATATCGATTGGGGTACTGTTAGTGAAAACAATTACTTCGTTATTGACTGCTATTCAACTATAGATCCAAATGACTATTCAAGAGTTTGGAATGATTCCTTCTTAAAACCATATTTGACATCATTGATTAAAAGACAATGGGGACAAAATATGATGAAATTTACAGGGGTAAAACTTCCCGGCGGTGTTGAACTGAATGGAAGGCAAATGTATGATGATGCGCAAAGAGAGATTGATATTTTGATGGAAAAAATGTCCAATACTTATGAACTTCCTCCTCTAGATATGATCGGATAAAATGTTAAATCCATTTTTTCTACAAGGTTCTTCTTCAGAACAAGGTTTAATACAAGATCTGATAAATGAACAGATTCGAATGTATGGTGTCGAAGTATATTATATTCCAAGAAAGTATGTTACAGAAAAAACTGTAATAAAAGAGGTTATACAATCAAGATTTGATAATGCTTATCCATTAGAAGCATATGTCAATAGTTATGATGGATATGGTGGGGCAGGAACTATCTTATCAAAATTTGGTATTCAGGATATTGACGATTTAAGTTTAATAATTTCTAGAGAAAGATTTGAAACTTATATCAGTCCCCTTATAAAAAACTTAAATGATATAAAATTATCTACAAGACCCAAAGAAGGAGATTTGATTTACTTCCCATTGGGTGATAGATTATTTGAGATCAAATACGTAGAACACGAACAACCATTTTATCAACTTCAAAAAAATTATGTTTACGAATTAAAATGTGAACTCTTTAGATATGAAGACGAAGTTGTTGATACTAGTATTGAAGAAATAGACGATAATATTCAAAATCAGGGTTATATTCAGACTTTATCTGTAGTTGGGGCAGCAGTAACTGCAACAGCATTTACAAATATTGTCAATGGTGGAGTTAGATTCATTAGAGTATTTAATAGAGGAGGTGGATTTAATACACCACCAAAGGTGGCAATTTCTTCTGCTCCATCCGGCGGATACACTGCAGTTGGTGTTGCAACGATGATCGATAACTTGATCGACTGTAATGGAACATCGTCATTAAAAGTTCAAGGAGTTGAAGTTGTCAACTCCGGATATGGATACACGGTTGCTCCTGCAGTTGCTTTCATTGGAGGAGGCGGAAGTGGTGTTGCCGCAACAGCAATAATAGGTGATGGTATTGTTGGAATAGTTACAATAACAAACGGTGGTTCTGGTTATTCATCATCTCCAACAGTAACATTTAGTGGTCCAGGAATAGGAACTACGTCAGTTGGTTATGCTGTAGTTAGTGCTGCTGGTACAATTACTCAAATAAGACTCAGTGATGCAGGCATAGGATATACTGTCGCACCAACTATTACGATAGCAAGTCCAGGTTCAAATGGAACAGGGTCATTTAAGTACAATGAAATTGTGACAGGATCAGTTTCTGGAACGACTGCAAGAGTAAATTCTTGGGATTCGAATAATAATAAACTTGAAGTTTTTATTGTCAGTGGATCTTTTGCGTCAGGAGAAACTATTACGGGATCCACAAGTGGCGCATCATATAAATTAAGAACACTAAAATCAGACAATCTCGTTGATCCTTATTCTCAAAATGACGTTATAGAGGAAGAGGCAGATAAAGTTATTGATTTTAGCGAGTCAAATCCTTTTGGCACATTGTGAATTAAATAAATATTATATAAAATTTAAATAATAAAATGTTTGAATATTTCTACAACGAAATTTTTAGAAAGACAATTGTGTCTTTTGGATCTTTATTCAATGATATTACAATAAAGCATAAAGACAGTTCTGGTTCTAATGTTAGTGTAATAAAAGTTCCTTTAGCTTATGGTCCAACTCAAAAATTTCTAGCTAGATTAGAACAATCTCCAGATTTAAATAAACCAGTTCAAATAACATTGCCAAGAATGTCTTTTGAACTTGTTGGAATATCTTATGATGGTTCTAGAAAATCTTCAACAGTTCAAACATTTTTATCTCCATTTGTTTCTGATGAGACTCAACAAAGAAAAACATATCTTCCAGTACCATACAATTTAGACTTTGAACTTAGCATATTTACAAAGTTAAATGATGATATGCTTCAAATCATTGAACAAATCTTACCATATTTTCAACCAGCATATAACATCACGATTGATTTAGTTTCTGAAATAGGAGAAAAAAGAGATGTACCAGTTATTCTGAATAGTGTATCCATGAGTGATGATTATGAAGGTGATTTCTCCCAAAGAAGATCTCTGATTTACACTTTAAGATTTACCGCAAAAACATACCTATTTGGACCAACATCTTCTGTTTCTACAGATATTATCAAAAAGGTTTCTATTGGACTTATTTCTGGAGATTCTACTTCAACGCCAACTAGAGAAGTTGTATACTCAATAGAACCAAGAGCTACTAAGAATTACACAGGCAATATTACTACAAATCTATCCAAAAATCTATCTGATATTGATAGATTAGTTGAAGTTAATGATGCATCATCTATTGCAGTCAATACATATATTTACGTAGATGAAGAAGAAATGTATGTTGATAAAAAAGCAGGTAATGTACTCACTGTTACAAGAGGTGCAGATAGTACAAAAGCATCTTCTCACGTTTCTGGATCTGCGGTTTATCGCATAACTAGTGAGGATAATGCTCTAATTCAAACTGGAGATGACTTTGGATTTAGTGAGAATATTCTATGAAAATGACAAAGAAATTCGACGAGATTAATAAAACTTTTAATGTCGATGCGGAAGTAATACCTGCAGAGACTAAGAATATTTCCAGTGAAATTGAAAAAATATCTTCTACTGTAGATGATGTCAAAAAAGATTATGAATATACAAGAGGGAATCTTTACTCAATTATAGAAAAAGGTCAAGAGGCAATCAATGGGATTCTAGAACTTGCCCAAGAAAGTGAAATGCCAAGAGCATATGAGGTTGCTGGTCAATTAATTAAAAACGTTGCAGACGCAACAGATAAGTTAATGGATCTTCAAAAGAAACTAAAAGACATTGAAGAAGAAAAAGTTGGTAAAAGTCCCACAACAGTTAATAATGCTTTATTTGTTGGATCTACTGCAGAATTAGCTAAACTTTTAAAGAACAATGAATTAGACCAAAAATGAACACAGAACTCCAAGAATTTTTTTCTCTAATAGGTAAAGCAAAAAAAGAAAAAGATGATGAGTTTAAGTCTCTTGTAGGTGAAATTAATATTGATTCTATTTTTACTCAGGTAAAAGAGTCAGTAAAAGAAGAAAAAATAAAAAAAGAAAAAAAACAAAGACAATTAGAACGTCAAGTTAAAGCTCTAGAATCTTGGTTGTATTATGAACCAATAAAAAAAGAAGATAAAGTAATTGTCAAGGATGAAAAAGAGGAAGAAAATTTACCAGAGGAAAAAAATTCACCAAAGGAAGAAAATTCGCCAGAAGAAGAGTTTAATTCGATTGAAGTAGAGGAAGATATTGAGTATGGGTACAAAAATGAAGAAACTTTGCAAATTAATCTAATAGAGGAGTCTCATCCCCTAACAGAAATTTGTGAGTACAAAGAAAATGATACTAAAGAAAATGATACTATAGACAATGCTCTTAAAATTTTAGAGCAACTTAAAACCAAAAAAGAAGTTCAGGAAAATACAACTGATCCAGAAATAATTAAAATAAGAAGAGAATTAGAATATTTAAGAAATATTGTCAATGCCCAAGGTGGCGGTGGAGAAGTTCGTCTAGAATTTCTGGATGATATTGATAGAGATAGTGCAAAAAGAAATAATTATTACTTAAAGTATGATTCTTTAACAGATAAATGGGTTGGGGACGCTGGCAGTGGTGGTACTGGAACACAAAACTTAAACCAAACTCTTGGATATGGAAACACTTCAAATATTGGATTATCTGTTGGAATCGTTACTGCAACATACTTTGTTGGAGATGGATCTTTACTGACCAATCTTCCTAGTAGTGGAAATAGTGGGTATGCAAATACGTCAGGAATTGCTACTTACGCTTCAACATCGGGTATTTCAACAATTTCTCAGGGACTGACAGGAACACCAAATATTACTGTAAGTGCATTAACAGCATCTTCTTTAGGTTTAGATGCAGGAACAATAATTTCAGGAGTCGTAACCACTACGACGACATCAGAAACAGTAATTTCTTCAATTAATTCGACAGTTTTCAGATCTGCCACATATCAGATTCAAATTACTGAAGGAACTAACTATAACATGTCAATAGTTAATACTATTCATGATGGATCCTCCACATATATATCAGAATATGGGACAATCAACCATCCCGTTGGAATAGCAACATTTTCGACAGATATTAACTCTGGACTTTTAAGACTCTTGGCATACCCAAATTCTTCAA